ACATCTCGTTCAAGTGCTTGTTCATGGGTGAGCCAGTAGAGCGAGAAGGCTTGCTATACCATGACGATGAGTTGCAGAGATACCTTGACTTGCCGTTACAAGAGCCTGATGCCGTTTTGTCTATCGTTGATACCAAGAACAAGGGTACTGACTATTTTGTTCAGCCTGTTTTACTGCAATATGGTGACAAGTACTACTGCACCGATGTCATCTGCTCTGATGATTCGGACTACGAGAGGCAGTATGCTAGGTCAACGAATCTGATCTTGACGAACAAAGTCGAGGCTTGCCAGTTTGAATCAAACAATGGCGGTGACAGAATTGCCCTTGAGGTATCCAAGCGAGTCAAAGAGGCAAAAGGATACTGCAATATCACTCAGTCGTTCACCACGCAGAACAAGGAAACCAAGATTATCGTCTACGCTCCGTGGGTCAAGGAACACATAATCTTCAAAGACCGCTCGATGTATAACCCGAATGATGATTACGGCAAGATGATGTCATTCTTGTTGGGCTACTCGCCGATGGGCAAGAACAAGCATGATGACGTACCTGATGCCTTTTCTAGTTTTGCTAAATGGAAGAACAGACCTGAGACTCCACCTACGATTGTTGGGAGAAGACCGTTTTGAAGAAGAAAAATGCCTTATCACAGTATGCTGACCTTGTTCGTGAGATTGAAGAGGTTGAGCAGAGGATACAAAAGACCGAAAAAGACTTGCAGAAACTCATAGACGAGGGAGAAGTGACCGACATGGTTAAGGGCGGCGAGGGCGGTATTCAGCACTTTACGATAACTGGATTCCCTCAGAGGGATTACGGCAGAATGAAAATCCTACTGAGTACCCGAAAGAGCATACTTCACTCGCTCCGCTCAGAGATAGAGCAGTCAATCAATGATGTCCAAGTGTTTATCAATGACCTCGACAATTCCCATGACCGTAGGATCGTGACAATGAGAGTGATAGACAAGATGTCATGGAGACAGATAGCACAGAATATCGGCGGTGGCAACACGGCTGACAGCGTGAGGATGGCATATAACAGGATTTTAGAGAGAGAGGACGCAAATGGCTAAGTATGTCAAAAAACCGATTCCGATAACGGCAATCCAATGGACAGGAGAGAACCATACCGAACTTGCTGAATTTACCAATGGCAAATGCCAATTTCGTGTAGGCAGTCCGTCAATCAAGATTCCGACACTTGAGGGAGACATGGGTGCTAATGTCGGCGATTACATCATCCGTGGCGTTGAGGGCGAGTTTTACCCTTGCCGTCAAGACATTTTTGAGAAAACTTACGAAAAAATCAGTGAATAAGCGAATGTTGTTCGTTTTGTTCGGTTTTAAAAGTTTATATTTATGCTGAAAAAAGTATCAAGCAAGGGCATCTGACCGTAGGTGTGCTTGCTTTTGGCATATTTGGAGATGTTTAACATGGCTGATACTCAGACTCAGAACACGAATGAGACTACACAACAGAATACAACTCCTAATGCACAGTCTCCGCTTCTGACTGGACGTAAGGTTATCTACCTCAATCCGATGGACTTGTCTGTTGACGAGAATCTTATCGCTGCGGTGGAACAGACCATGCTTGTCCATGCGGAGAACAGAGATGATATGCGTTATCTCAAGGAGTATGAGAAAGGCAATCAGCCGATTTTCTATCGTGTCAAAGATATAAGGCCGGAGATTAACGTGCAGTTGTGTGCCAATTATGCGAAGTTGATTACCGACTTCAAGGTTGGCTACGAATTTGCATCTCCAATCATGTTCGTGCAGAGAGCCAAGGATGACTTCCGCAAAGCAGACCCGAAACAGGATGACAAACGAGTTGCCATGCTGAACGAGATGCTACTGGAACAGGACAAGACAAGTAAGGATATAGAACTTGCACATGACTTTAAAGTCACAGGATTGGGTTATATGCTTGCATATCCAAAACTTGAGAAGTCCGATGACATTGCTCCGTTTGACCTTGTTGTCCTTAATCCGCTCAACACATATTGCGTCTACACAAATGATGCCTACAAGAGAAAATGCCTTGCGGTGACATACTCATGGATTCCTGATATGTCGATTGCGAGGGTTACTGCATATACATCCGATTGGGTGTACGAACTGCTTGGTGACAGGATAATCAGCAAACGTCCTAACATCATCGGCAGAATCCCGATTGTCGAGTTCAAGAATGATGCAAACCGTATGGCTTGCTTTGAGGCGGTGATTCCGCTCATGGATGCGCTGAACATCACGAACTCAGACCGAGTAAACGATGTTGCTCAGTACGTTCAGGCAATTCTGTGGTTGCACAACTGTGCTATCGACAGCACTCAGAAAGACGAACTGCGGAATGGCGGTTTCATTCAGACAAGCACCACGGCAGACGGCAAAGAGGCGAAAGTCACTTATGTCACATCGGCACTTAACCAAGCCGAGACACAGGCACTTGTGGACTATATGTATGCGCAGATGCTTGAAATTGCCGGAGTACCTGGACGAGACAGTGCAACAGGCGGTAACACAGGAGCGGCTATTCTGCTGAGTAACGGATGGCAGTTGGCTGAGACAATGGCAAAAACGGCAGAGCCAGTCTTCGCATCATCGGAGATGGAACTTCTGTCAATCATAATCTCGATTTTCAAGAACACTCCCGACATTCCCGAAGAATTAAAGGAGTTGAAGAAGTCAGATGTCATTGTCAAGTTCAGCCGGAATAAGACTTATGACCTTGTGAGCCGTACATCTGCCCTTGCTAATCTCATTAACATCGGCATTGATCCCGGAAAGGCAATTGCCACAGTTGACATTTTCGATGACGCTCAACAGACCACAATCGACTCACTGGAGATGATTAACAAGATTCTCCTTGGCAAGATTTCCAAGAGCAATGAAACCAAAGTCCAAAGTGGTGACGGCAACGTGGTCGATGGAGTCAAGGGAGCAGATGATGTCAATGCCGAGCAGAACAGAGAGAACACATCAGCAGTATGAGGACTACAGACCTGAGATTTGATGAACTGCATAGTCTGTCGAGGAAGACATACGAGGAATACTTCGATGTAATGCCCATCAGCCAAGACCAAAAGACAGACAGAGTGCTTATTGCTATGGCACTTGAGGATAGATTTCTTGAGATTTTATCCCTTGCCGAGATAAGGCAGAAACAGGACAAGCCGTGGCTTGGAGAGATAATCGAACTCTTCACACTGGCTTTCCTTGCAGTCGCAAATCGCAGAGTTGATGATGACGAGATTCGTGCTAAAGCTGAGAGATTCGGTCAAGAGGTCGGACTTTCGACATTTGCTCATCAAGGCGAGGAGTACTTTACCAGTGCTGATCGTGCAATCAACATGTCTGCTACTGAGGCAAATGCAATCATGTGCTACGGAGAACTCGCAGATGCTATCAAGCGAGGTTGCACAACAAAAACTTGGAAGACCATTTTGGATGGTCGGGAACGTGAGTGGCATCACGAAGAAGATGGTGTTACCGTTCCGATTACAGAACCTTTTGAGGTCGGTGGGGAACTGCTTATGTATCCCCTCGATGACTCTTTAGGAGCGTCCGCTGACAACATTGCAAATTGTCGGTGTTGCGCTATATATTCCTAAAAACCGTTCGGAGATGAACGTTAAAAGCGCAAAGTGCAGAGACGCACGTTAAAAAACGCAAATTTCTAAAAGTCAGAGAAGACTTACAAAACGCAAGGAGAATCGTATGGACGAGACTAAAACCATTGTAACCGAAACAACCGAGCCAAAGGCAGAAGAGTCAAAGGCCGAAGCCAAGACTGCCGAGGAAATGTACGCTGAACTGCTTGCTGATAACAAGCGCATGAAGAAAGCAATCGACAAGGCTACTGCTGATGCTTCTGAGTGGAAGAAGAAGTACATGGCTACTCAGAGCGAGTCCGAGAAACTGTCGATGGAAAAGGCTGAGAGAGATGCCGCACTCAAGGAAGAACTTGAGATGCTCCGCAAGGAATCCAAAGTCAATAAATTTGCCAAGTCGTTTATGGCTTGTGGATATTCTGAGGAGATGGCTACCAAGGCTGCCGAGGCACAGTATTCCGGCGATACGGATGAACTCTTCAGGCTTCAGAAACTTCATTCTGACAACATGGC